ACCACATATCGATCGCCCTGGGTGATCGGATTCACCTTATGTGAGATAAACGAGCTGAAAGCAACGACTTCGCCCGCTTTCGGCCGCGTACAACTCTCCTCTTCGCTGGATCGAAAGCATATCTCGCCGCCTTCATACTCTTCATTCAGCAGTAAGCTCATGCTGATCTTGCGTAGAGCTGCTGTTCCTTGTGGCCCAATGTCAATGTGGTAGCTATATCCATTGGAAGGCGCCTTATAGTGGATAATCTGGGCCCTTTCGATGCCAGATATGTCGTATTTGAAGTGTTTATTGGCAGAAATAGCGATTTTATTCAAAACTTCATACAAATGAACCTTTTTTTCATCGATTGGGTAGATCTCAGCGTCTCGGATCGACTTTTCTTCCACTTTTTCACCTTGGGTATGGATCCTACCGGGTTCTTTTTTTGCATCAACCAGGTAATGCATGAAAGAATCGACGTGTTCCTGGCCAACATTGAGGCCTGTGACTCCGTGATTAGGTAGATTCTCTGAGCTCATAGTCTTTCCAGTTGGTTTTCAGTGTTTCCAGCCAATGATCCATCGACATGACACAGATCTTGTCGTTTTCATGCGGCCAGTCCAGGTTAATTGCGTACAAAGGTATGCACACTCGGATCGGTCTTCGGTTGTATTTGAAAATCAATACCGGGATCTTATCGCCGGAGCTGTCACACACTTGATTCCACCAGGCGGATTTAATCCAGTCGCCTTCTTTGTAGAATTTACATTCAACTGCATGAAAGGGAATGTTTAGATCGCATAGATCTTTTTGCTGGTATTGATCCAGGTTCCTTTTTGTCTCGTAATCGATTTCGTTGTCGACAAAGAAACCATTGAGAATTTTGGCTATGTCTCGCTCAAATTTGGCGCCTTTGTTTCTCGAGTTAATTGGCATTAAACGAGTTTATAAAAGTTAATACAAAATTACAAATCTACTGAGTTAGGGATCCTATGCCTTTGTCTTCTTCTTTTGTCAAACTTGAGCCAACAGCGAGTGCGCTTGTACCAGCCAACAATCCAGCAGATTGTGCTTTGTTTGGATCAAACTCAGCAAATGTTGATCTGACTTGATTAGGCTCGAACACAATGAAATGCTTTGTGTCCCTTGGTACGTTTTTCATGTTTATAAATGTGTCAGAAGCATCCATTATTACACCATCAAATCCAGCATCTTGATAAATTTCTTTAATGGCTTGATTGCTTGCATAATTTCCATAATCGTCACCTAAGTCTAACATTTCATCGTATGCTCTTATTGCATCGTCAACCTCTCGAAACGATTTATATTCGTAAAGCTCTAAATCATTGAATAATTTTTGCCCATCAAAATTATATTTATTAGCGACTTGCATGATTGATTCATATAAATCAATGGCGTTGCCTGTTTCATCGACATAATTACCAGCTTCGTCATATTCGGTTATCAGCTCCCAACCTTCGTTTTTGTTTGTTAAGTCGATTGGATTTTCCATTTTTAAATATGCTGGTATGACATTATCAGCACCGCCAGATAATTCTTTTCTAGCTATTGCCATAAAATACTGATCCATGTCATCAAAATCTTCGGGCTTTATGTTCAAATCCTTTCCGTATTTTTTAGCACCTTTGAAAGGTTCTGTTTTCTTTTTGGATGCACCAGAAGCCCAATCATTTATAAGTTGCTCTTGTCTGCTATAAATTCTTGATGTTAAATCTGGCCCTACACCAGCATAATTCTTAGAAGCATCTACTGGTGAATCTGTAAAGTAGATTGCATCACCATAATATCCCTCTATGTTTCCTTTGCTCGGATCAAATGCTTTAATGTCGTGTGTCGTACCATGAAAAACACGCTTATCAGTATCAAAACCCATTTCTTTTGCTCTATCCAAAGATGATAAGCCTTTCACTTTTGCACCTTTGCTGGCCTTGCCGACAGCTCCGATGCCTTTGAGAGCTGTTCCAGCAATCGCTCCGTATGGTCCTGTGAGCGGAATCGAAGCATAAGCAGCATCTCCCAGGACACCAGCTGACTGCAAAACTGCATCCAGGTATTGTTTGTTGGCTATGTTTTCACCGAAGCTGGGCATTTGCTCGGTAGGAATCATTTGTTCTTCGGTTGGCATTTCTGGATAGTAACCAAGATAGTCTGAGATCCCGGAGCTGGGTGCCATCAATCCAGCCATCCAAGCAGCTTGAGCTGGCAAAGCGCCTACGCCTTCGCGATATGCTTGTGCTTCCTCCTGGGTGCGGAAGGGTTGAATTGAAAACTCACTGACCATGTAAGAAATTTAACACAAAATGAGCTCAGATAAAATTTTGTCGTAAGGAATCATTTTTTCTGGTGATTCAGTGTATCTAACTTAGTTATATTTACCATCGCCATGGCCAGCGCCAAATATGGGGTGGTGGGGCCCTAGAAAAAACCAGGCCCCAGGAAAAAACGGATCCTAGGGACTCCAAGCCCCGCAGCCAAAGGGCTGCGACACCGCAGCGGACATGCTGCGAGCTGGCAGCGGATCGGCTGCCGTTACTGTTGTGCTCACAGTTTGCACATAGTTGCATATAAATATTAGAGCTTGCAATAGGAAAAAAGTTAATGATATCAAGGACTTATGGCATTTTTTGTAAAAAAACAAAAAAATCTGAGCTCCCACCTGGGCGCGGCTCATTTGCAAGTTTATTCTTTACTTATCCTTGTCCGAGTAAGTCGACGCATCAGATCCGAGCAGCTGGCCCAATCTTTCCTTGATCTGATCTCTCGACATCTTCTCCAGGTTGGCATTGATGTTGATGTTCTGCGACCGATTGATTGACAGTCCGCCGAGCTGGTTCAGCTCTTTGATCGCTGAAACCGCAGCATTAAACTGGCCATTATCGTAAGCACTCTCCATGATCTTCCACAGCATCGTCCCGGTCTTTTGTGGAGTGATGGCATACTTCTCTCGCAGCTCATCCTGTTTAATCCGGATGGCTTTAACCACGTTCGGATAGTCCTTGCCGTTTAGCATTTTATTGGCAGCTTGACTCGGGAACTCGTACCCAGCTTTCCTGGCCGCCTCGGTCATACCGCATGCACCTTCGGTGTAATGCCAGACAAAGCTGACTTGCATCTCGGTCAACTTATGCTCCTCATCCTTCTCGAATTGAAGCGGTGCATTAACCATTGGTTTCTTGGGCTTTCTCTTTGGCATAATTTAATCTTACCTCATTTTAACTTTTGGATCAGTGCACAGAGGGTAGTGTATAGCCACTTCTAAATACCCGCTGTGTAACCCATAAGAATACAGTCTTATAACCACTTAATACTAATATCTTTATATATATATACACTATACACTAATAAGACCTCTAAACCGCATAGATAAAGGCTTTCAGCATACCCTTTACTATACCCTCTGCTCTACCCTTATCATGCAACCCATTGCTTTAAATGGCTAATCATTGCTAAAGATTGCATACAGCAATATACACAACAAGGTCACTGCTGCCACCAATATCAGTGTACCTAACCCTGTCAACAGTGCATCAATCATTCCAATTACTCCCGGATCCGCTCGATGTTCCATCGTCTACAGCGGTGTAATCGAGATCATATATCTTCTTCCCATTTGATCTGCGCGGCTCGATGCCTCTTTCGTGTAACACACGATTCGCTTCTTTGAAGTCTGGCATCCTCGGGGCCTTAATGCCCAAATCGCGCAACAGCTTCGTCATCTGCACAGGCTTGGTATATGTGCTGCCAAAGTTGATGTTCTCTAAGATCAGATCCTCGACGCTCGATTGTGTTCGATACGCCTCGTTGCTGTCTTGTAACAGCTCCCGCTCGTCCGGTGATAGAAACCAATTCTTCTGGCCTTGCACATACATCGTGTCTTTCACCTGGGCCCAGAGCTGCTGCATGTTGACACCATGATTCACATTGATGTCTTTGACCGCGAGTACCCAGAATCTTCGATTCCCCGACGTGTCCGTCAAGCACTCGCGAGCATTGACTGATGCATAGAACGCCGTGCGGCGCTGATACGTCGTAAAGGCTCGGTC